ATGTTCCATTAACTTTATCCCAATATTGCATATCTAATTGATCTGTTATAGATGGATAAACTCTATCTCTTTGATATTTAGTTTCATTTATTTTAGCTTTAATTTGATCTTTAGTAATATTTGTTGGATTATCATCATGCCAAGTTATAGTGCAAGTGTCTATATCACCTCCAACTACTGTAACTTGTGCGTCTGATTTTATTTTTAAAATTGCTTCACAAATCATATTATGCTCCTATTTCTATTGCAATTAAAGTTGTTGTTGTTCCATCAGGTTCTCCATAGTGCATAGCTGATCCACTGCTTGATCTAAATTGAACTGTGTATGTTATTTGTGATGTAGTGCTTGGACTATCTAATTTAGAAAAGTGCATTGGTAATGCTTGTGTACCTTGACTTGAATAAAGTGAGCCTAAACCTCTGTTAGCATGAGATTCAGAAATATCAGTGCTATCTCTATAAATTGTATAATATCCATAAAATCCAGCACCAGCTTGAACATTTGCTGAATGTATTAATAAAATTTTACTAGATGATGCAGCTGGAGTTATATTTAATGACATACCACTAACAGCAGTATAAGAAGTTGATGTTGTTTCTACTTGACTTTCAGTTGAAACAGTAACGACTTGCAAAACTTTACCACCACCAGCATCAGCAAAAGTCATAGTACCAACTCCTGTTGTACCTGAACCTGATACTGAATCTACTTTTAAAAATTTACCAGCAGTCACATTACCTGATGGGAATTTTAGTGAATACGATTGATTTGCAGAATGTGGTGGAGATTGTAATTTTATTCCATGACTATTTTGTTCACAGTTAAGTTGCAAAGCACCAGCAGTTGTTCCATCGCCTTTTATTTGTAATCCAGCAGATGATGAAGTTGTTGTAAAATTTGTTTTAGCATTTGTGACAGTAGAGTCAGATGGAGTTCCTATGTCTAAAGTATTTCCTAAAACCATTACAAAGTCTATGACATCGCCTGTTGCTAAGTTTGATGCAAATGTAAGTGTGCTTCCTGAAACTGTAAATGAAGTTGTTGGTGCTTGAAGAATACCATTAAGTGAGACTAAAAATTGATTCACATTTTCGTAATCTGTAAAAGCAGAGCCACCATTATTCATAGTATAACCAGCTTGACCATTAACTACACTAATTGCATCTAGTTTT